TGTGACAGGTATTGCCTCACCGCCGTCGCTGCGGAGGTTCCACTCCAGGAGCACCCGATCGCCGAAGAGATCGAAGGCCGGCCGCGGGTTGTCCTGCGCCATCGCCTGGATCTCCCAGAGGACCCCAAGGGGCACGTTCATCCTAACCTTGACCTCCGCGCCGGCGTAATCCCCGTCGTCGAATATCATGACGAGTGCCCGGGTCGGGATCGTGAAGGCCCCGTTGACCTTTTGTTGCACCATGGCTCCCTCCATACCAGCTAATCCGCACGCTATGGCCCCTAGCTCGCCCGTAGCGTGCGTGTCTTCCCAGGGTCTATGACCAGGTGGGATCAGTGCCGCTCGAAAGCGACGCGGGCGCGGACCAGGAAAACTCGCCTGTCGCGGCCCGAGTCAGGGAGTAGTCTGTCAGCGCGACCTCGTTGTTGAGCGTCTGCCCGCTGACCACTAGCGACTCGGACCGGAGCACGTCGGCCGACCCCACAGTCGCGTGGACAGCGTGGGAGTCGTTGGAGGCATCGTTGAAGCCCCCGGTCCAAGTGCTGCTGTAATCCCCCAGGAGCAGGACGCGCTCCATGGCGGACTTACCCATACCAGTTATGTCCCAGGTCGCCCGTGTGATCGAGAAGTCAATGTTGAACACGGACGCGACCAAGGCCCGTAGGCTCCCCGAAGAGTCGTCCCGAGATGCCGTTGTCCAACCCAGACCTGATTCGACTGCCATGTGCTACACCTCCCGTTTATTTTGCCGCCGTTGTTCCACGATTTCGTTGAAGGTTGTAAAGAATTCATCGTAGTCAACCACCCGATCTTCCTGGCCGAGGGCGACGTTCGCGAAGATAGGGTCGCGCTCTACGGCCCGGGGATGGTCACGGAAGCACATCTGGCCCGGGGCGAACCAGAAGCGGGTCACTCCTTCCATATCGCGGTCCTCCCGATATTCACGCTGCGCGTCGTGCCTGATCCAATATGCTCGGCGCACCCCGGCGACGTCGCTCTCGTCGATGGAAGTTACCCAACCTTGCAAATAGTGGTCGCACTGAACTTTCCGGCAGGCCGCGGACTCCCACCAGCCAGGTCTCATCGTGTAGCCCTTCCTGCCAAAGGGAGTGGTGAACGGTAGCCCCCGGTTGATCCGGAAGATCTGGTTGCCGAGATTGAGGGGTTTTTTGAATAGCATTAGGTCAGCGCCTCAACCTCGGCTGCGTCGCCGCGATGGAGCAGTGCAGCGAAGACGGCCGCCGAAAACGTCCCCGAGCTCGTGATCCTCGCATACCGGTCTACAGTCCCGGACACTGTGACTCGCTCCTTCGTCCGTCCTGATGTCGCGGTGAATGCCTTGAGGGTTGAAAAGGAGCTGTCGTTGGAACTGTCCTCGATGGTGAGGGTCACTGACCCCGACGCCACAGAGAACACTTGGAGGTACCCAGACGCACCAGCCGGTGTACTGGCGCCGTAGTCAACGCTCGATGCGCTCGCCGCACTGGAGTGCGTATCCTTCCCGGCCGTGAGCAGCTCACCCCACTCAAGCGGGCTGGAGTTCCCCTCTCCTCGGCAATGGCCCACAAGCGACCCGTCCGTCGCCCGGGTCCAGCCGAGGTCGATCTGCTTCGCCACGAGGCCGGCGGCCTGGTCCCCGCGTGTCGTGGACTGGGTGTACATCATGTGGATGTCGGTCCTCGGAAGTGCGGCGAGCACTGGCAGCGACTGCCCCGCCGCATCGTTGAACCAGGTAGACATATCTATCACGCCGGTCGTGTTGCCGAGCAGCCTGGTCATCGAGGACTTGTCGATGCCCGGGACTTCGAGCAGTGAGCGCGGAGACGAAATCTCGTTTAGCGCGGTCACATCCCCCGACAGGTCGTAGCCGTCGAGGTAGAAGTTGCTCCCCAGCCCGCTCTTAACTGCCATCTAGACCTCCACCAATAGCCCACGGGCTATCCACTCCTTGAGGATATCGGGCTCGACCTCTGCCACTGTGAATAGGTCACCCTCATACCAGAGCGTCCCCTCCTCGCCGTCCGCAGCACCAGTCCGCAGAATGTTGACGTCGGCTGGGATGCCGCGTGGGTTCGCCACCTTGTAACTCTTCTCCGGCATGGCGCTCCTCCTATGGTGCCGGGGTCGCGGATCCGCGGACGATAACTGGCACCGTGATATCGCAAATCCGGAATATCACGCCGCCAATATCAGCGAAGCCGAACTTCGCCGAGAGTGACGTCCCGTATATCCCCCCGATGTCTAAGTTCTGCACCCCCGACGTGCCGCCGAGGGTGAAGTCCTCCATCAGGTCTTGATGCACCAGCGATGCCCCCTCAGCCATGTCATACTCCAGCCCGTCAGCCGGCACTTCGAAGGCCGTCCTGTAGAGCCTGACCATGATGGTATGCACCTCCACGGAAGCCGCCCCACCGAGCGCGACCTCGACCACCTCAGTGCCGGCCACTGTTATCTCCGCGAGGAACCGTTCGCTCGGAGCCTCGGTGATGGTCCCGACCTGGACGTGCCGGATCACCCTGCTCTTCTTGAGGTGGCTCTCCACGGCCCGGAGCGTGTTCTTGATCGCGAAGGCCATTTAGCGCAGCCCTTTCTTGAGCCAGACTCCCATGACCCTCTCAGACTGCGTGTCCAGCCAGTCCTTCGTCTTCCGGAAGAGCCCGTACCCTTTGAACCGGCTCGTCAGGTTGCGGCTGCTCGTGCCCTCGATCCACGGGCCGTAGATCACATTGGTGAAGATCCGCCCGTCAAGCGGATTGGGCTTGGTCGACGTTTCGATTTTCCGCCAGTAATGCCCTGTGCTTGTCTTGAATACCCCGGCAGGTCGCCGCCGCGCCATGCGGATTAGGTGAACCTCGCCAATCTCGACGAGCTCCTGGACACCCTTGATCGACGCCCTCTGAACGATCCCCTTAGCACCCAGCAGCCGGACCTTCCCCTTGAAAGTGGGCTCCAGGACGGCTCCCCGAGTAGTAATGCTCAAGCCGATCACTACTACACCGCCGCGTTGCTGTAGCGCCTGTAGCGCCCCAAACAAGCGTTGCGGAGGGCAGCCAATGCTTTGCCCGTGAACTCCTGGGGGCTGTCAACCGGCCCGATGGTCCTGGAGTAGCCCGCGTTCTCCTGGTGGAACGCGGCGACCGTCTCGGCAGTGCAGAGCTCGATGATGTCCGCCGGCACCAGGTACTTGCTGACGGTCGTCGAGTCGGCGTGGGTCGCTCCGGTCGTCCCGTTCACAGCCCGCTCAATGGTCAGCGTCCGGTTGATGTGGACTGCCGTGTCGTTAGCATGAGCAGCCAGCACGGAGCCGTTATAGGCCCGGATCACGGTGAGCAAGTTGGTCGAGACGTACTCGACGAACAGCTCTTCGGTCTCCAGGCGCATGACCTCGCCAGCGACGACCCCGTGTGATCCATCGAGGGTGATCGTATTGTCGGCTGCGTCCGCAGTGATTGCCGCGTCGTTGACCAGCACGGACCCAAGAGCTGCGAAGTCCCGGGCGGATACGAAGACCTGCTCGCTCTCGACCAGGAGCGTATCGCCGACGTTGATCAGCGACGCATTACTGCACACCATCGACGTGTCGGCCGCATCACTGGATAGCCCGGAGGCAACAGTCCCGGTGCTGCGCGTGTCATCGGTCCAGCCCCACGATCCAACGACCGAGATCGACCGCTGTGGCGTATCGCCGGCCTGGAAGGATGCCGTGGAGGATAGGTCGATCTCGATCCTGTCGTAGGGCTTGGCGTTGTTGGGCTCGGTGAAGTAGTCCGTTGCGGCGATAGTGGTGGGCGAGCTGTTTTGCGCCTCGCTCTGGAGTGTCGTCACGGAGAGCAGGTAGCGGTCCAACCAGAGGCGCGTGGCGGAACGCATACGGGTCGGAGGCCAGCGGTAGAGGCGGGTCTCTGTGGATGGGATAAAGGCCGAGCGGTCGGAGGCAATGAGCCCGTGCTTAACCTCGCCGTCGATCTTACGGGAGGCAGCCTCAATCAGGCGCCCTATCTGGGCGTCGTATTCGGGGCCGTTGATTTTACGTGACCGCTTGATCGCTTCAAGCGTCGTGTACCAATTTGCCATCTCATCCCCGCTCCGGCTTTCAAGAGTGGGTTTCCGGCCGTATTAGCGCAGCCCTATTCGCCTATTGCTTCGGCCCCCCGTTCCAGATGTAATCCCCATAAGGGCAGTTGCGGCGCCCGTCTCTGTGGACGTCGAGGGGCTCCCCGTGTCTCGGGCAGGCGACAGGCGGTCCAACCTCAGCAGCGCGGTGGTCTGCGGCGGCCTGCTGTTGGATCGAGCCGAGCTGCTCCCAGGACATGGCTAGTCCCTATCAATAATCAGG